AAGACCTACACAATTTTATTTACAAAGATTAAGTACACCTGTAGTTAAAATTTATCCTGCACCAGATCAAGCATATACACTTAGATATTATAGAATGAGAAAAATACAAGATATTACTGCTTCTACTGTAGATGGTGTTCAACAAAATGTTGATGTGCCATTTAGAGCTTTTGAGTGTATGTGTGCAGGGCTTGCTTATTATCTTTCTAAAAAAAGAACAAGTATTCCACAAGCAACTAGAGCTGAATTAAAATTAGATTATGAACAAGCATATGAAAGATTGATAGCAGGAGATGACTCACCATCTACTAGAATATTACCTAGTACGAGTTATTATAATTAATGCCTAGATACGCAGATAGAGGAAGAAGACCACATAGAGCACCAAGTAGTAAATTTGCTACTGGTAAAAATGTATCTGCTATATCAGATAGATCAGGATTGGCTTATCCGTACACAGAAATGGTTTTTGAGTGGAATGGATCATTAGTGCACAATTCAGAATTTGAACCAAAACAACCACAATTAGATTTAATATATTATACTGACGCTCAATCTTTACAATATGCAAGACCTCAAGCAAATTTATCTTCTACAGGAGGAGTTCCTGATCAAATAGATTTAATTTTTCCTCCTACATCTGGTAATGTTTCAAATAATGGAATTACTTCTGCAAGCACAAATTTGTTATCAAGTGCGCTAGGAAATGTTACAGTATCTATATCATGAAAAATAAAAAATTAGGTGTCATGGTCGCAACACCTTGTTATGGTGGCCAATTAACTGAAGGTTATCTTCACGGAATATTAAGTGCAATATCTTCTGCTAATAAACATAACTTTCAAATGCATTTAAATACTATGGGTAATGAAAGTTTAATTACACGAGCAAGAAATACTTTAGTTACACAATTTTTAGATTTTGATAAAAAAGATCCAGATAAATTTACTCATTTAATGTTTATTGACAGTGATATAGGATTTAACGGAGAACATATTTTTAGACTTTTAGAATCAGATTTCGACATTGCTTGCGGTGTTTATCCAAGAAAATCAGTAGATTGGAAAGAAGTAGAAAAAAATGCTAAAGAAGGTGATTTTGAACATTTAGAACAAAAAGCTCTTGGTTACAATTTAAATTTCGCTAATCCAAAAAATTTAAAAATGCAAAATGGATTTGTCGAAGTTCTTGACGCTGCTACAGGTTTTATGTGTATTAAAAAAGAAGTTTTTTATAAAATGCAAAAGGCTTATCCAAATCTTAAATATACAAGTGATCAAATTATTAATAATAAAAGGTTTCATAGTGATAATTGTTATGCATTTTTTGACTGTATTATTGATGAAAAAAGTAATAGATATTTATCAGAAGACTATGCTTTTTGCAGATTATGGCAAAAGATAGGCGGTAAAATTTACGCTGATGTTCAAAGTCCTCTTACACATTGGGGAAGTTACGCTTTTGTAGGAAATGTATGGAGCAAGTTTAAAGTTGAAGGAGTAGATAAAAATGCCAATGACATATACAAGCCTAAAAAATGATATTCAAACATGGGCTGAAAACACAGGGACAGATTTTACTAATCAATTAGATACGTTTATTGACAATACTCAAACTAAATTATCAAGAGAAATAGACCCAACAGGATTTAATCAAAATGTTACTTCTTCCATGCAAGTAGGAGATAGATTTGTTACATTACCCTCTACTATTGAGCCTATGTTGTTAAATTATTTAAATATAATTGATAGTGATGGAAATAGAGTTTTTTTAGAAATCAAACCAGTTGAATATATACAAGAATATTGGCCAAATGCTGCCATAACTTCGCAACCAAGATATTTTGCTAATTTTAATGATACCACGTTGTATGTAGCTCCTACTCCAGATCAAGCATATACAATGGAACTTGGATATCAAGGACGAATTAACCCTCTATCAAATACTAATACTACTAACTGGTATACTGAAAATGCTTCTGATGCTCTTTTATATGGAAGTCTTGCTGAAGCAAATCTCTTTACAAAGAACATGGAAGACTATACTATATACAAACAAAGATATGCCGAAAGTGTGGCTGCAATAAATAATGAAGCTCGTAGAAACAGAAGAACAGACTACAAGTTTCCAGGCAGTCCATTAGGCGAGAATACATTAACTGGAGGACAATAAACATGGCTATATCGCAAGCAATTACAGTGTCGTTCAAGCAAGACTTGATGTCGCCTGGAGGCAATCTTGAGGCACAAACATTAAAATGTGCTTTATACGATAACACTGCAACACTTAACCAAAATACTACTGCTTATATAACTGCAAACGAAGTTTCTAACAGTGGTACAAACTATACAACAGGCGGAGCTACACTTACAAATGTAGCAATAAGTACAGATGGTACAACTGCTATTTTTGATGCTGATAATGTTTCATTTGCTAATGCAACAATATCTGCTCAAGCTGCATTAATTTATAATGCAAATAATAGTAATTCATCTATTGCTGTTTTAGATTTTGGTGGAGTAAAAACTTCTACTAACGGAACATTTGAGTTGCAATTCCCTAATGCTGATGCTACTAATGGTCTAATCAGAATTGCATAAGGAGGTAAATCCTTATGTCAGCGTCTGTAGGATGGAGTAGATTAACATGGAATTCTGGTGCTTGGAATGAATCACCAGATACACTTGCTGTAATTAACGGTCTTTCATTAAATGCAAATTTAAATTTTGGACTTGGTTACGGTAGAGAAGAATGGAATACAGGCGCATGGAATGAAGGCGTTGGTACAATTGTTACTGGTGATGGTACAGTTTTTGTAGAAGATGGACAATCAGTTACTATTTCTTTAAATAGCGTTACACCAAAAGGAAGTACATTAAATCTTTTAACTGGTCAAGAATTAACTGTTTCATTAGGTGATGAAACAGTAATTGGAAACGCTCCTATAACTATAACTGGAGAGCCGTTAGTATCAACAACTGTAGATAGTTTTGCTGTTGCAGCAGGCGGTTCTATTACAATTAATACTCCTACTTTTGAAGCAAATGTAGAAGTAGGATCTGTTACAACTGGTACTGCTAATTTAATTGACATTGTTGGTAATCAAGCAAATATAAGTCTTTCTAATGTAACAACAACATCAGAAAACTTTATATCTCTTACTGGAAGCATTGCTAATGTAATTATTAATAATGTTACAATAAGTGCTGAGGGACGTCATGTAATGACCGGTGTTCAAGCGAATACTAATACAGGTAGTTTTACTTTAGATACTAACAATTTCTTGAGTATTACTGGAAATAGAGCAAACGCTAATGTAACAACATTACGATTTTGGGACCCTATTTCTGATGATAGTACAGAGAACTGGAGAGACATTATTTAGTAGACAAATGAATACAAATATAAGATATTTACATTAAAAATAATTTGGAGTATAAAAAATTATGCCATCAAGTTTTACATCGAGATTAAAATTAGAAAGACAAGCCTCAGGCGAAAATGCAGGTAATTGGGGTAATCTTGTCAATTATGTTTTTAACAGATTAGACGCTTCTGTTAAAGGCTATCAAGCAGTTAATGTTGCTGGTTCTGCTAATGTAACTTTAACTTCAAATAATTCTACAAGTAATACAGATGACGATGCTACAGACGATCAAGTTCACAATGCTGTATTAGAATTTACTGGTGCTTTAACTGGTAATATAAATGTTTTTACTGACGCTGTTGAAACAAAATATACTTTATTCAATAATACATCAGGTTCATATACATTAACATTTGGAAACGCTGGTCATGCTGCTAATGGTGTAGCTCTTAAACAAGGAGCAAAAACTTTAGTATATACAACTGGTACTTCAATGTTTGATGTAACAAAAGATTTAGCTGATATCAATGTTACAGGAATTGGTAATACTGGTTCATCTAATTATTTCGTTTTACCATCAAGTGATGGTTCAAACGGACAAGCCTTAGTAACGAACGGTAGTGGTCAACTATCATTTGACACCGCTGGCATATCAACAGGAAAGGCTATTGCAATGGCAATAGTATTTGGTTAATAGGAGGAAAATATGGCAAATCCAAATATAGTAAATGTTGCAACTATTAATGGAAAAACTGATGTCTTTGCTTTGACTACTACAGAAACAAATCTAGTTACTGCAACGGCAAACACTGTTTTTAAAATTAATTCTATTATGGTTTCTAACATTGATGGATCTAATGCTGCTGACGTAACTATTAAATATAATGATGGTTCTAATGATAGAGCAATTGCTAGTACAATATCTGTACCTGCAGACGCTTCTTTAAATGTAATAGATAAGAATTCATCTTTTTATTTAGAGGAAAATGAAATTATCAAAGGTACAGCTTCAGCAAATAGTGATTTAGAGTGTTTGATTTCTTATGAAATAATTTCAGACTAGGAGGTTTTATAATTTATGGCAAATGGCGGAATTATAGGACCAGTTAACACCACTGTAAAAAAGAAAAAACCAAAAGTTTCTGTATTTACAGCTTCTGGAACTTTATCAACAGATTCAGATACAAGTAAAATTAATACAGTTATTATTGCTGGTGGAGGAGCTGGCGGTGGAAATGATCACGGTGGCGGTGGAGGAGCAGGAGGTTTTAGAAATCTCTCTGGAGAATGTATCTCTGCAAGTTCACCATATACAGTTACAGTAGGTGGAGGAGGAACTGGTGGTTCAGCTCCTACAGGTTTTAGAGGTAATCCAGGTAATAATTCAGAAATATCAGGTACAGGATTAACAACACTTACTTCAGCAGGTGGCGGTGGAGGAGCTTCAAATCATCCTTGTGGTCCTGGACCAGTAGCAATAAATGGTATTCCTGGTGGTTCTGGCGGAGGTGGTGCAGGAATAGCAGGAGGAAGTCCTTCACCATGTGGTGTTGGAGGAACAGGAAATCAACCTCCAGTATCTCCACCACAAGGTAATGATGGCGGTGATGGTAATTATGCAGGTGGCAGTCCAGCAGGTTATCCAACAGGCGGTGGCGGTGGAGCTGGCGCTGTAGGTGGTGATGGTTGTGGTTCAAACGCAGGCGCTGGTGGTGCTGGTGCATGCACTAGCGGAACTATATTAAGTCCATTTGGTGGAGCGACAACATCTCTTACACCAGGTGGAGTATTAGCTAAAATAGGTGGTGGTGGAGGTGGTTCTGCTTATCCATCTGGAAATAATGCATGTGGAGGCGCTGGTGGCGGAGGCGCAGGAGTGACTAACACTACTGTTAATCCTGGCTCTTCAAATACAGGTGGTGGAGGTGGAGGAATTTCACAAGCATGTTCAACAGCAGGTGGATTAGGTGGTTCTGGTTTAATAGCAGTAGAAGAAATTAATACAACAGGCCCAGGAGCAACTGGTGTCTTTTCAATGGGAGAAGTTTATGATGCAAGATTAAATGAAACCTGGCCTTCTCCAACTTTTGGAAATATAAATATTTTAACAATAGGTGGTGGAGCAGGAGCTGCACCAAATAGAGGCGGCGGTGGCGGAGCTGGTGGATATAGATTTAATACAGCTTTGGCATTAGGTGCTAACAATGATTATAATGTAACAGTAGGAGCAGGTGGAGTGGCTGTACCAAATGGACCAGATGCACCTGGTTTTACAAATTCAACAACTACTGGTAACGGAACTGCTTCTGAATTTTCAGGACCAGATATTTCAACTTTTACAGCAGCAGGTGGTGGACACGGAGGTGTTGGAGGATTTTCAACTCCAGGACCTGTGAATGCTAAAGCTGGTGGTGATGGTGGATCTGGTGGTGGAGCTGGATCAGGCGATGGTTTAGGTTCAGGAACAAGAGGAGCTGGAGATACTCCTAATACTTTTACAGCTCAAGGTAATCCTGGTGGATTAGCAACACCAGGTAATACAGCTGGTGGTGGTGGAGGTGGAGCAGGAGCTGTTGGTGCAACTTCACCAGGACCAAATGCTGGAGGTAATGGTGGAAATGGAGCATCTAATTGGCCAGGCGATTGTACAGTGAGAGCTGGTGGTGGAGGAGGATCAAGATGTAATCCTAGTGGAACACAAGGAACAGGTGGTACAGGTGGAGGCTCTGACGCACCTGGTAATGGAACAGCAAATACTGGTGGAGGTGGTGGAAGCCCAGGAGCAGGTGGATCAGGTGTAGTTTTAATTCAATATCCAGGTGCTCAAAAAGCAGGTGGCGGAACAGTATCTGGAGTGCCAGGTTGTAAAACACAACATTTATTTTCAGGTTCAGGAATATTTACAACAAGAAGCGGTCCATATTTATCAACAGAATATTTAGTAGTAGCTGGTGGAGGTGCAGGCGGAACTGGAAAAGGTGGTACTTGTAACTCTGGAGGAGGTGGTGGAGCAGGAGGATTTGTACATTCTAAATGTAATCCTGCAAGATCAGCTTTAGATTTAGCAACAGGCACAACATACGCTGTAACGATTGGAGCAGGTGGTGCTGAATTAGGAGGACCTGTTCCTGCTAGAGCAAGCACAAGAGGAAATAATGGTAATGATACAACTATTTCAGGTTTAACAGCAACTGGAGGAGGTGGTGGAGGTTCTGCTTGTAATGGTGGAGTTCCAGGTGATGGTCCAGTTATTTTCGTAGGAGCTGATGGTGGTTCTGGTGGTGGAGGTACATCAGAAACAGTAGGAGTAGGTGGTTCTGGAGTAACAGGACAAGGTAATTCTGGTGGAACTGGAAAAGATGGTTCGCCTTCTAATATAAAAGCATCTGGTGGTGGAGGTGGTGCAGGCGGTGCTGGAAGTAATGCAACAAGTTGTACTGGTGGTGCTGGTGGTGTAGGAGCACCTACATCGATATTTGGAAGTGCACCTGAAGCACCAACGTATGGAACATCAGGACCAAATCCTGGAAGATATTTTGCTGGTGGTGGAGGTGGTTCAAATACAGCAGTTGTACCTTCTGGAGGAGGAGCTGGTGGCTCTGGAGGAGGTGGAACAGGTGGAACACCAGGAACTAAAAAAGGAGTAGCAGGAACAGCTAATACTGGTGGTGGAGGAGGTGGAGCTTTATCTCAACCTGCACCAGGTAATACTATTAATCCTGGAACTTCAACTATTCAAGGAGCTGCAGGTGGATCAGGTATTGTAGTTTTAAGAGTTCCAACATCTGGAAAACCAGCTAATTTTGCTGTGTCACCGGGTACAAATACTACATTTACAGATGGAACAGATACTATTGCTGTATTTACAGTAACAGGAACATTAACATTATAATGAAAAATATTATATTTACAAAAAATAAATAATTAGATATAAAACAAAAATAGGAGAATAAAAAAATGGCACATTTTGCAGAACTTATACAAAAAACAGACCCAACTGGTTTTACATCAGATAAACATTGGGTAGTAGAAAGAGTTGTTGTAGTTGACAACGCACATGTTTCAGCTGACGAAGCTCTTGATGGAGAAAACTGGTGTTCAACATTTTTTGGTGGAGGCACTTGGAAACAAACTTCTTATAATCACAATTTTAGAAAAATGTATGCTGGTAAAGGTTTTATTTATGATCAAGCAAAAAATAAATTTTTACATCAACAACCTTTCGCATCTTGGTCATTAGATTCAAACGATGATTGGCAAGCGCCAATTACATATCCAACTGTTATAGATGATGGAGCTGATCCTAGTGTATGGCACTACCAAATAAGATGGGATGAAACTGCATACAATGCTGATAACACAAAAGGTTGGAAAGCAACTAAATCTAACGATACAGCGGAAACCAAAACTCAATACGATTGGAATGGCACAGCTTGGGTGTCCGCATAGGAGGACACT